CTACAAAGCGATGTGATCGAGAAGCTATCAGTAACAGGTCAAAATTTTAAATATAAAGACTGTAAATAAAATAATATAAAGATTTTAATTATGTGTGAATTTTGCCTACAATGTGGATTGTGTTAATATGAAATACTTTACTTATACAGAGTTTGATAGCCCTGATGAAGTGGGAAGTGGTAAGCAAATGCATCCTGATATCTTAGAGATGTTAGACCAAGCAAGAGATAAGTTTGACAAACCCATAAAAATTAACTCAGGGTATCGCACAGAATATTGGAATAAAAAGTGTGGGGGGACACCTAATAGCAGCCATCTACGAGCTTTAGCGGCAGACATTTCTTGTAAAAACTCAGCAGACAGATATCATTTAATTAACTGTCTTTTAGACGTAGGTTTTAAGCGTATAGGGATAGCAAACAGTTTTATTCACGTAGATATAGACCCTGAAAAGGCAAATGAAGTAATATGGACTTATGCGTAGTTTTTCAATTATACTATTATTCCCTACCTCGTTTATAACAGGCGTATCTTATTATCCTGCAACAGGTAGATATAAATTCAATGAGCTGAATATATACTTATTTTTCATTCAATTACAATTCAGAAAATATGAGTAAAAAGAAGTTTAAGGACACGAAAGTAGGTAGATTCTTAACATCAGTAGGTTCTACGCTTGGCGATGGCATGGGCGATATATTACCCGATAACGGATTCTTAGGGGTCTTAAAGCGACTTATAGCAAAAGATGATACCCTTACCCCACAAGACAAAGAAACTGCCTTAAAACTTATCGAGATTGACGCACAAGAGATTCAGGAAGTAAGTAAGCGTTGGCAGTCTGATATGGCTTCTGATAGTTGGTTAAGTAAGAACGTAAGACCATTAACGCTCATATACCTTACCCTTGCTACTACGATCTACATTGTGCTTGATAGTTTAAACATAGCTTTTAATATAGATCAAGCGTGGATAGAATTACTTAAGACTTTACTCGTAACAATCTATGTAGCATACTTTGGTAGTAGAGGTTTTGAAAAATACAAAAAAATCACTAAATAGTATATATATATAGTATATTATTATATATTATATTATTATATATATTATATTATATATTATTATTATATTTATATATATTATATATAAGCAAAAATTTTTTTTTAACTTTAGGAACACATATATATAGATATTATGAAATTTGATTTAAAAATAGATTACTTAGGTAAAAAAGAGAATAAGCATACAGCAGAAAAAGATATGTATCACTTAACATTCAAAACGTATAACGCTTCTATTGAGGGTAAATTTGAGAAGTCAGAGATACGCCATATAATTCAAATATTAGATAACGCAGTTGTCTAAAAAGGTATCACGCAAAAATCTTGTAAAGCGTTTAGATAATGTCTTTAGTCAGTACATACGACTTAGAAACGCTAATGCTCAGGGCATAGCTGAGTGTTATACCTGTGGTAAGCGTGATGATTACAAGCGATTACAAAACGGACACTTTCAAAGCAGGAAGCATTACGGAACGAGATGGGATGAAACAAACTGCCAAGTGCAGTGCGTGTCTTGTAACATCTATAAATATGGCGAACAGTACAAGTTTGGGCTTAGGTTAGATAAAGACTATGGGCAGGGTACAGCAGAGGACTTACACGCTAAAGCAATACAGATTACAAAATACTCAAACAATGACCTGCAAGGGTTAATAACTAAATACACAGCTCTTGTCAAAAAGAAAATGAAATAGTATATTTGCATTGTTCATATTCTGAACTGTTTTAATGTTTACTGACTTTAGGGGGGTGCTTTGCCCCCTTTTTGTTTTATTAAAAATAATTTATATATTTACACCAACATTAAAACTTTATTATGCAATTCAATTTAAATACCGAACAGCAGGATGCAATACTCTACGCTGTATCACACACACTCGCTAACAAAGGCGATATGTCTGATCAAACCCTAAACGACTTGTACGATGTACTCGATATGTTTAAATTAGAGGAAAACAAACGATACGGATTATATAGTGGAACTCATGAAGGACTTTGATAAGGCACGATTAGAAACTATGGGTAATAGAATAGAAGAGTTAGAAGCCCATATAGAAATTTTAGAAAAACAATTAGAATTATATTATGCAGAGTAAAATCACTCAAATAGAACCGAAAGGTACATATACAAACGCATCAGGTACTTTTAATAAGTATCAGGTGTATCTCGCAAATGGTAACAACTATCAGTTTTTAGCCAAAGGCGAATTTAAAAAGCAGGTGGGCGAAACCATCGACTTTGAAGTAACAAATGAGCAATACAACACAGCGAAGCTCATCTACAACAAACCCATACAAGCAGCACCGACTGCAAACAGAGAACAGATTATTGTTCGTCAAAGTATGGTAAAAGCTGCTGCGGACTTTCACGCATCAAGACCAAACGCAGATATACAAACAGTAATAGCAGATGCGCAATTATTAATAAACTTTGTGAACAATGGGTAGTATTATTGGAACTGTCAAACGAGTAGGACAAACAACTACAAAAGGTAATTATCAATTCAGAGAACTTGTATTAAACACTAAAGAGCAATATCCACAGATATTAAGTGTTGTATTTTCAAATGACAAATGCACAACTTTAGACCAATACAATGAAGGCGATCACGTAGAGGTTCAGTACAACCTTAGAGGGCGTGAGTGGACTAACCCACAGGGGGAAGTTAAAGTATTCAACACAATACAAGCGTGGAAAATCCACAAACAAGCAGAGGGTGTCGAAGCTAAAGAACACGCACCTGATAGAGCAGATTTACCATTTTAACCAAGAGGGGGCTAACCACCCCCTTTTTTTTATAACTTTACCAAATGCTAATAAACTTCGATAAACATTTAAAGAAACTCAATGATATACGTGCAGGAAAAGTAAACGAGGGTTTACGCTTAGGGGTTGATAGATTAGATAACCACTTTAGACTCGTTTTTGGCAACCTAAATTTTGTCTTGGGACATGCCAATACAGGTAAAACACACTTAGTATTTTATTTGATGTTTCTGTATTCACTAAAGCATAACGTCCGATGGCTTGTGTTTAGTAGTGAGAACGAACCCTATGCACTTATCCGTAAGCTCATAGAGTTTGCAGAGGGCAAACCTATTAATCAAATAGAGAAAGAGGACTTTGAAAAGCAATACGATTGGGTATATAAACATTTTAAGTTTGTAGATACTGAGAAAGCGTACACCTACAAAGACCTTTTAGACCTTGCAACTGCGATTAAGAAGTCATGGGATTATCAAGGGTTTTTAATTGATCCTCTTAATAGCTTAAAAAAGAACATCCCTAAGAACTCTAACAGCTATGAGTACAGCTACGAAAGTCTTACCGATATACGAATTTTTTGCAAACAGCATAATATTACTACGTGGATATGTGTTCACGCTGTAACAGAAGCACTAAGGAAAAGACACCCACAAGGTCATTATTACTCAGGGCATCCAATACCACCAATGGCAAGTGATTCTGAAATGGGGGGTCAATCTGTGAACCGAGCTGATGATTACTTAATTATACATAGATACATCTACCACGAAACAGATTGGATATACTCAAACTTTTATTCAGCTAAGGTTAAAAACCAAGAGTTAGGGTACAAACCCACACCAATAGATGACCCTGTAAAGTTTAGAAGTATATTAAATAACGTAGGTTTTGAAATAGATGGAAAAAATTTAGTAACTTACAATACCAAAGAACAAACAGATTTACCATTTTGAAAATCACTTGCGAAGATAACATGGAATTGATGTCAAGATATCCTGATGGGTATTTTGAACTTGCTATCGTTGACCCGCCTTATGGGATTGATGTAACAAATCAATCACAGGGAAAAGGTGGTGGAGTTGCTAAAAAAATAGAGTACAAAAAAACTGATTGGGATAAGACTGCGCCAAATCAAACATATTTCAAAGAATTAAAAAGAGTAAGCAAAAATCAAATAATATGGGGTGCTAATCATTTTATAGAAAACATACTAAACGCAAACAGTAGTTGTTGGGTTGTTTGGGATAAGGACAATGGCTCAACAGATTTTGCGGATTGTGAATTAGCTTATACAAGTTTTAATACAGCAGTGAGAAAAATAAAATGGAAGTGGGCAGGTATGTTACAACAAGATATGAAAAACAAAGAGATACGAATACACCCAACACAAAAGCCTGTAAAACTTTACGAATGGCTTTTAATGAATTACGCTAAAGAGGGCGATAAAATTTTAGATACTCACTTAGGTTCAGGTTCTATTGCTATTGCTTGTCATAACTTAGGGTTTGATCTTACTGCCTGTGAACTTGATCCTGAGTATTACAATGCAGCAATAAAACGAATAGAAAACCATAAAGCACAACAAAGATTATTTTGAAAACAACACTTGAGAAGATTGCAGAGAAGCACGATGATTGGCATAGGATAGTGTTATCGTTTGGCTGCAAAGAATCCATAGCTGATT